CTTCATTTACAGTCTAATTTAGACCTCCAGCTTTCGCTATCGCACAATAAACCTGCGATATTGGGAGTGATTAGCTCCCGAGTGTGTAGATGGTTATCTTCTTATAGCCATCCACTCCAGGCAAGGTTAACGCCTTTGTCCCTTCCTTTTCAGCAAGGGGAAGTGGAGTGTGACCAACCACTCGGTGTCGATATCGCTTCACAGCGATTCTAGCCAAGCTCTGTTCGATGGTGATCTGGTCACCCAGCATCGTTACAGATTCTCGAAGCTCTGAGGAAAGCTTTTCAGCCTCTACATGAACCTCGACAAGATTTTCGCCCGAACGGCGATAAATCGTGTAGGAAGGTAACACGGCATCACCAGCAGCATTAGGGACGATGTCTCGTCGCTGCTTCGTGGTGAGTGTATCAAAGAAGTAGCCTCCGAAGCCTCTGACTGCGTACTTATGCGGCATTTTCCTCGGGTGATCCCCGATTAGATGCCCGTCGCCGTAGCCATCTGGCCCCCACAACCTGAGTGACGGGTGGATCAATTCAACCACCAACAAAGCCATCTCAGGATTGCGGTCTCGCACGTAAAAATTGTGCAAGACAAACAGAGACTGTGCGGTTACCCATCCCTTCATGTAGAAGGGCCGCACATCCATTCCCTTAAAGTAGTCTTTGCCACAGGACTCCCGGAAGGGCCCGTGTGCAAACGACTTCCCGGCATTCACCTTGAACCCCGCGTAGTGCAGGACCTCACTTAAGAGGTCAAACCTATCGCTTGGAATGATGATGTCGTCCCCGTATACCGTGGCATCGCTGTCACGGTCGCAGCAAGCAGCTGCAAGACCCCAAAATATCAGGGTCTCTAGAGGAAACGTATAACCGTTCCCCATGGACGAGAATTTCTCTTGTGAGATCTCGCTACCGTCTGGCAGCTCGACCCTGCTAGACCGTCCCCAATTAAGGAAACTAGCCCACTCGAGAGGAAGGAGCTCATAGACGATTTCCCTTGAAATCGTATCCGAAGCTGACGACAGGTCCAGGGTTGCTAAAGCCCCAGTTAACGACCCTTCGCGTGCCCGTCGCTGATTAAGCGTCTGGTCGCGTATGTCGATACCGAATGCAGCAAGACGTTTGGCCATGTAGCCGCCGATCCCGAGCTGAAATATTACATTCAACCCAGCTTCGACGTTAACAGACCTAAGGGTCTTTGCACTCTTAGGGACGAAGTTCAGTCTAGCCTGCACTATCTCGACAGGAACTGAAACCATTTCATCTTGGGCGAGCCTCGTGAGAGAGTTAATCTCACGGTCGGCCTGGTCTAGAAGCTCGTTGAGGCGATAAATCTCCTCTTCATTCAACTGGAACCAGCGGTCGTACGCATCCTCATCTCCATCGAGATAGTCGGGATGGACTTCCGTCATTTTGTCGAACAGCGCCTGGGCAATCCCTTGGCGCCGTCGATTGAGAACCTCTCGCTTCACAGCGATACTGTCCTCGTCTACCCTTACGCTCTCCGTATAATGCCTCACGGCATGAACTTCGGCGAGATGTGGCAGCTCCCCCAACAGCATACCAGCTATCGGGAGTAACTCTTCACTACACTGGAGGCTCTCCGCAACTTTGCGGCGAATAGAAGCCTCCGCGCGTTTGGTGCCGCGCGTTGCGCCCGGTCCGAAGCGCAGATCCAACTCACTGATGCTAGGCACAGGGCCTAGGATGCGTGCAATTTTCCGTGTGGCGCTGTGAAATACAGCGTTGACGCGACTGGGCCATGAAAGGTGCCCGGTCCGCAGCATACTCAGGATCTCGTTGGTTTGTCTGCATAGCTCTTCGGCCTCGAGGAACTTCCTCATTGCCACATCCTCCTTGTCGATACCTATGTCTAGGTCCGGCAGTTTTTGGAAGAAGGCCAACGCCTGGCGACACTGCTTCACAGCATGACTCGTCCAGGTGGGATCGGAATAGTTCAACTCGAACTCAACTAAAGAGCGGAAATCCCCGCGACGTATTAAGTCGCAGATCAATCGACCCTGCTCACCGCCCTCACGGGCGTGTTGATAGGCAAGTTCCCGTAGTACGTCCAGAGACTCTGACGGGGACAGTTCTTCTAACCAATGCGGAATTTTTCGCATATATTTACCTCAGGAAGGCAGACGGTTACGACGATCAGAATGATCGTCACGACGGCTCGAGCCCATTCAGGGCTCAGGGGGAGCAGACCCGTAGGTCGCGGTCGCACATCAATTCGGCATTACGAGCTGATCAAACAGCTCGCTCGCCGGACCGGTGGTCGAAGCCGCAACCGTGGTGGTCACGTTGCCCATCACGTTGATCACAAGCTGTCGCACGAGGCGGCGACCGGCGATCACGGACCGTTCGTGGAAGAAGCCCACGTTTTCGCTGGTATCCACATACGCCACTTTCGGCGGCGCAGTGTAGCCAGACGAGTTCTGGCCGCTGATCGATTCCATAACAGGAACTTCACCGCGAACAGAAACCCGGAAAACACCCGATGGAAGCTTACGCTTCGCAAGGGTGACTCGCACCTGCGCATAGTCAGGGACTCCCGCAAGGGACTCCTTGTACCGTGCAACAACCGAGCCATCGGGAAGTCGTACGACCTCCTCGCCGACAAGGGTGTGCGAGACCGGGGTTGAAGCGCCATCAAAGGCGACGATGTTTGCCAGTTGGCTCATATCTTCCTTTTGGTAGAATACTACCATGTTTTCCAAGGAGTAAAACGCTGGGGCAGGATTGCCTCAGAATTTCCGCCCGCGGATTGAATCGCGCGCTTGATGGGATGGCAAAACCAACCTGTCATGCGCGGTCACCGCGGCCCCACGCTCAGCGCCAGTTACGGCTTTGAGCGCTGCCTGTGCCAACAGGGCGAGACCATTAAGACAATGGCCCACGGATAGCGCCTCTTTGAGACCCTTAAATTTCGGTAAGGGTAACTTCGGGGAGGTAGTTACGGTACGGTCCAGGACCACATACCGCATTCTGTAGGACGACGGCTCGAAGTTTTGCAAGCCGCCGGCGCTGGTAAAGAACTGCTGTGAGATCGAAAAATCCGATGTCACATAGGTACCAACGATATTTCCTACTGTTGCCCTAGCCTCGAGGTATTGTCCAATTGGGATGAACCAATCAGCAACGAAGCTAAACGGGAGGAGCTCCCAAGCAACTAATTCTGGGTTGGTTAAACCCAGCTGTGCTGCAACTGAAGGGTGCTCTTTCACGATCACTTTCAACGATCGTCGATGAGTGTAGACCTGGGTGACCCCCGGTTTTCCGCCATCGATAACTAGCGTCGTGGGTGATGGAATGAACTCGTTCAGCTCCTTCCGCACAGACATACGGTATGTCTGCTGGCAGGGGACCGATAGCGCATGGGCAACTGCTTGAGCAGCGCCTTCCACATCTTTAAGAAGTGGTTTCCAACCGTACTGGAGTTCCAGCCAGTGTCGGGACATGGCATCGACTGTCGGCCTGAAAGGCCGCATTTCTTTGTAGGGCTTTAAAGGTTTCCGAGAGGTACCTTCAAGCAACGATCTCGCCGTCCCAGCGAAATCTCCCTTACGCAGATGGTGATAAGACTTAGCGATTCTAATCGCCGTATCACCGATCATCCGGATTGTCTGATGAGACTCTCCGAGGAATACCGACATATTAAAGTCGGATCCCGAAAGCTTCTCACGAAGCTTCCCCAGCAATTTAAGCTGGTCATTTGAATCGAGAAGCATCTTGTGCGGCATTGAAATACCGAATGCTGATGCGCGTCCATCTGAGACGTACCCCGGGGGGTATCCTACAATGTGGTAGAATACTTTTGGATCCCGACAGTAGTACTCTTGCATAGAGTACGGATGCTCGACCAAACGGGCCCTCTTAGGGGGCTTCTCAAGGAGTCCGGGCCTTACCTCTCTGAACCGGACCGTGGTTCCATCCGCATAACGGATTTTGCGATACTTTGGTTTGCTGTACGTTTTAGGTACTGGGTTATCAGCCCCACTCCAACTTCGCGTCCACGTTAGCCCCGGGGGGGCACTCCTGTTCCAACTACCTGTGGTCATACGCGTCTCTCCAGCTTTTCGGCCAGAGAACCGACGGGATCACAAGAGCCAGCTTCTGGAAGTCGATCACTTCACAGAACGCCACTTGGCGACTCACTTCCGACATGCCATGTTCATCCGCATAGGCAGTAAAGAAAAGCTCGTCGATCTGTGGGTAGTACTCGTCATTGACGTTGACTCTGATAGTCATAATGTGCTCCAGGGGTTAAAGCCCGGAACACACCGTCCCGAGTATGGGAATAGAAGGTACCACCTTCCACCCAGCTCACGGTCCTCGTGGTTAGTGAGGAACCAGGTTCGGCAATTTACGTTAGCCAAACCTCTCTCCAGTTGCCGGCAGACCTTCGGGTTATTAGCCGTCCGCTCAAGCCAGCCCATTAGCCCCAATACAGGGTCTGATGAGGTGAGCCTTCCTATCGTAAACCGAATAGGAAGAGAGCAAGCCCCCATGTGGTTACACATGGAG